GTGAGACACAATCATTATTTTATCAATCACAATAAAATGCCTCCATGTTAGTATGTTTTTGTAAAATAGATGCAGGAACATCTTCGGTGATATCACCATACATCGCTTGTTCTAAAATTTCTTTTTTGTGTTTTCCATTTGCCATAATTATTATTCGTTTGGAACTCATAATTGGTTTCAATCCCATAGTAACTGCTTGTGTCGGTACATCATCTATCGTTGGGAAAAATCTTGAATTATCTTTAATTGTTTCTTCGGTTAAATCTACCATTCTCGTTTCAGAATCAAAATAAGAACCTGGTTCATTAAATGCTATATGTCCATTACCACCAATACCTAATAAACATAAATCCACACCAATTCCATAATCCAATTCTGGCCATATTGTTGTATCGCCTGGGAAATATGTATTATTTTCATCTATATTGGTGTGTTTAAATAAATTTTCATCCATAAAGTATCTATAACTTTGTTTCTGAATTGTATTACCAACATATTCATCAAGATTATAAGTAATTACATTACTCCAATCCAACTCTCTATTAACAAGTTCTTTATATAAACCAATTGGTGTTGAACCTGTTGGTAATATTAATTTAGGTTCTGGTAATGTTAATGTATGTTCAACAATATCTGCAACCAAATTAGATAAATCTACATAACTTTTACATTTACTTATTTCCAATATACTTCACTCCATAATTTAGTTGTTTCTGGAAAAGTTTTCAACATAATTTTTTTCATTGCTCTAGCATATTCTTGTATCTCTACTTGTGAAGTTTTTTCATCTCGTAACTCAATGAAATTCATAACACTTTGAAATGAAGCTGTCCACCAAACTTTTGTATAAACCGTAAGTGGTAAAATACTACGAGCCTGTTCTCTTGCAACACCCATCTCTAATAAATCTTCATATGCTGATATAGCTTCTCGTTGGCCAATTTCCCAAGTTCTTTTTGCATAAGCTTGTTTATCTACCAAACCATCACTTGCCTGTTTGTTATCCTCTGATTGTTTACGAAACTCTGTTGGTTCGTAGAACTCATCATAAGGAACATACCTACCACTAATCTCATTCCAAGCGTGGTCTTTAGTGACATGAGCTGATGTTGTTTCTATACCAACTACGTGTTTATACCATTGTCTCATTACAAACTCAGGCGCTTTAAGTATGAACATACAATGTTGGTGTCTGAATGGTGAGTGGTGTTTGTGTTTGATTAAAAACTTGGATAGTTTTCTATCTTTATCTGTAAATGTTTCACTAAACCCATCAAAAGAAACTCGTGCTGCATTTACTGGTGTTAAATCATCTCCAAGTGTATCTACTAACTCAATATAACCTTTATCTAATACGTCTATTTTCATTATTTTCCCTCATGAAAGTCATCTGCAAAATGTTTTAATTCTCTGATTTTTGTTCCTGATATTTCTTCTATATCTTTAGGTGGTGTATGCTCTATAACATCATAACCAACATCTCTACCATAATTTACTGATTCAATATCTGGAATAATCATTAATTTAATTATACCCATTTCCATATAATAAGATATTGTTGTTTCTTTCGATAACATATCATAAACTTCCTCACTTGTTAATGGATTATCTTTATCAGGCATACAATCTCTAATACATATTAAAACATTTTTATCTTCTTTTAATCGTTGTTGAATTAACCACTCATGGCCTTCGTGCCATGTTTGCCATCTTCCAATAAACATTGAGTACTTCATTTACACTCTCCTCTAATAACTTATCAGTAACTATATCAGTAAAATCTTCTAATGGTGGTTGATAGTCTCGGACAAAATATTCTTCCTTACCACGAAGTTTACCTGTATGGCAGAAAAACTCTACTACATTTGTTTCGGATTTTAATTTTTCTCTCATATCTCTATATGGTGAAACCATAGATACTAAAACTAAATAACCTTTACTTTCCATAACCTTTGCCATATTAATAGCAAACTGAACATTCTTTCTACGACCTTTTTCTGAATAATCTTTATTATTTAAAGCCTTTCGTAAATCATCACCATCAATGTGAATTATTTTATCTTTTAAATAATAATGTGAGTATAGTATTTTTTCTTGTATCTCATTACATAGTGTAGTTTTACCAGAACCAGGTTGGCCTGTGAACCATAGAATCATAATATAACCTTTAATTAATAATATATATCATCTTAAATTTTGAAAACTTAATATCTTTTATTCCATTTTGGATCTTTTAAACCCCAAACGTCACCAAATCGTTTTTTAAACCCTTTGTTTATTTGTCTTGACCTTCTATGATTGGATTCTTCCCTCAATCCACTATTTTTTAAACCATTTGTACCCTGATTTGTAGTTATGGGCTCAGTATATGCCTTTCTATAAAAGTTATATGTCCCAATCATCCTCAATCCGGCCGGTGAAATTATTTTTTCAGGTTTAATAAAATCCAAACCCTTTGTAGGATTAAATGTTTGTTCTCTTAATGTAATTGTCTTTTGTTCAAGATTATTAATATAGTCTAACATTACTGAACCTTTTATCTTTAGAGTAGAATCACCACCCTTTCGTAAATCAAAAACTTCAGTATTTTCCTGAACTCTATAATACTCTCGTAATATCTCTATATGATATGTATTAGTTTTTTTATGTATATCGACCAACTCATCTTCTATTTCTTTTATCTCTACAATATTTTTACCATATTGATCTTCTCCTAATCCTTCATTTAAAATCTCTGTACCAAAATTCATAAAGATATCTTTATACCACTCAAGAGTATCACTTCTTAGTGTAGCTTCCGCGGATTGAACATCAATAAAATATCCTAAATCTGTCTCTTTTAATACTTGAGGTAACTTTACTTCTTCTCTTTCTCGTTCAGTTCCGAATTTTCGAGTCAATCCATGCATATCAACTCTCATGATTGCATCAACTGTAGTTTTCCAACCATCAGTACCTACAGTATGACCTACTTTAGAAACTTGAAATAATGAAAACTCTCTATAGATTTCGGGTAAATAATCTATAGCAAACATATCTCCTATTCGTATACCACCAATACCTTGTAGTGTGAACGTTACACTTATGGGTACAATAGGATCAACTTCCATTAAAGCTGGTGTAGATTTATTCAAATAAAATAACATTCCTCGTTTCAATGATTTATACATTACACCACTTGAATCATAAATAAGTAAACCTATTCTTTGTTTTTCATCATCAGGAATCCATGTTTTACCATCACGTGCCCTTTTTTCCTTTAAAATTTTATTTCCTATTTCTTTTGCATTTTCAATTTGTTTACTTACCTGTTCAACATCAACAAATTTCTTTAATTCCAACTCACCTTTTTTATTCACAAAGGACATCTTACCCGAAAGATAAGGTGTTGTAATGCCCTTTAACATCTCATCTACTTGTTTTTGTTTTTTTCCCTGTTCATCAAGTTCATCTTGAGTAATAGTTGCATTAGTCATAGTGGATAGTGCCTTAATACCAAGAGCCTCTGGAGCATTCATACCTGAATTTCCAGTCATTGTTACATCTTTATTGGAATGATAAATCGCTTGAGTAACCAGTTTACTATCTAAACTTACATCCACATTAAATTCTGTCAATATAGAAGCTTGACTATAAACATTAAACTCAAAAGTTTTGTATGGATGTTTTGATGTTGATTTATTTTCAGTAAAAGGATAAACTGAATGATTTTTAATCATATTTTCAGTTCTATATTTATCAACTACGGAAATTCTTCCATTATCACTTTGATCTTGCACCACATCAAACAACCAATACCCACCAAATTTAGATGAAACACTTCTCCAAAAAGAATTTAAACCTGATTCCAAATTGGTAATTTGTGAAAAGTGTTTTTGTAAATAAGATGCCTTAAAAACAAAGTTTCTTATAATACCTTTATCTTTAGTGGGATGTTTAAATGCAGGAAAATGACTATCAATAGCAGTTTGTAGTTTATATGTTTCTCTGTATTTATTTTGTACTGAATGCGCAATTTTTAGTTCGTCCATTTTTTCAGCTGAAAGTTGATGAAAAAATCTACCTGGCATTATAACATCCATATCTTGATTGAATAAATTTCGAGAATTAAATCTACATTCGGTTTGTACTGCTTTACCATCTTTAGTTGAGGTGTAACTTCTTATTTTTGACCTAAATTGATCATTATCTTCTCTGGTGGTGTATTCTGTTATAAAACCAAAATAAGTATTCAATACTACATCTTCAAAAAAAGCCCAATTACAATAACCCACTCCATCAAATGAAAATACTCCTGGAGTAGAGACATTCTCAGCGAAAGTACCTGAAGGGAATAAATCTTCAAATTTCAAATCTTTATCACTCATCTGGAGTTCCCCCCAATTCTATAATTATTCCCTCTAACCTTTTAATATCTTCTTCTCTACTTAAACGATTTAAAAATCCAAAACGTTTATCACCCTTTTCTATTTTTTCTTTATGTTTTCTAATTGTATCTTTATGATCTAAAATAACCTGGCTCGGAACATTGGGATCAATTAAAGCTCTTGCAGTTCCATCAACGGCAGTTGTATAATATGTAACGGTATCCGGTTTCCCATCATTGTTAAAGTCTGTGCCACCACCCAATGGCACTTCATATGAACCAGGTGGAGCAGAAGTAGTCTCTTTTGTGGCCACAAGATTAACAATTGTCATATCTCCTGCTAATTTTGTACATACCTCGTTAAACTGTGCCATAAATGCGTTAAAAGTTAAATTTGCCTTATTATATGCCTCTGCTAATTCAGTTTCTCTACGCTCAGGAGATACTTCCATATTTTTGTATTTTTCTCCTAAATGACTTCCTGGATCGGGAAAATTTTGGTCAGTATACTTATCAAGTGGAGACTTAAATAAAGTATTACCCAATGAGGTTAAAGTAGTGGTACATTCGAATCCACCACCCTCAACTACATTCCAAGTAAATGCACTAACTACACCTACAGCAGCATAATAATTACCTTCACTATCTAAAATCTTTTCTTCCAATCCATTAAAGTAATCAATCATACTATCTACATCATTTACTCTTATTTCTCCCAATGGTTTATAACTTCCCCAACCAAACTCAACTAATATAGCTCTACCATGTTTTAAAAATGCTGATTCGTATTTCTTGAAATCATCCATATTATATATTTTCCAAGATATATCTACAGTTTGAATTGAATGGTTTTGAAATGAAGTTGTTATTCCAGTAACTCCGGCGTGTGGTCTATGTATTTTACCCTCTTTGTTAAAATTATAAGTTTTTCCATCAAATGTATTTGTCAATTTAAGAAGTTCTGCAGAAGCTTTACCCGTTTCAATTTTATCAGGAACTGCAGATGTAACTCTCACCCAACAACTTTTCATAAATTCTTGTAGTTGGATTTCACTACCTTCTGATACTGGAATATTAACGTTGCTATTATCTCTTAACTTACCACTACTATAATTTAGTTGAGATATCCTGTCAAATAGTTTTTTTTGAACACGTTTATCTATTTGTGTCATTTCAAACATAACTAACCTAACGTTTTATTATCACGATTTAAATTCGCTACTATTGAGGATATATCTTGTGGTATGAGAAGTCTTGTACCAATTTTTGGTTTTATATTTCCTTCGAAATCTTTATTGGCACGTGCTATAACCCACCATAAAGATTGATCTTGATAAAATCTATGAGCAAGATTTGAATAAGTATCTCCATATTTAACTCTATAAATAGAATCTGCATTAGTAGACTTTACTTTAGCATACTCAGTAGTGGATAGTTTTCTACGACCATCTGATGTATCTTTATTTATTCTTTGATATTTGTATCTATTCATTTAAAATTTCCTACGGCACGTATTGTTTTGTATGTTCGTCAATTTGGTCTGCAATTGTAGACCCTGCAGTGTTAGGTCTAACTTTGTCATATTTAGTAGGTATACCTTCTTTATCCGTGTTAATCTGCTCAGTAAATGTACCTTGATTATAGCGTATGCTGTTGGATTCATTTTTATAAATATCTCCTAAATCTTCTTCATAACTTCCATAATCTTTTAGCCACGGTACTTCATAATGTTTACCAAGAGTTTGTGGTAAGTATCTACCAATATAAACAAATTCACATGCTACATCAAAGTACATTGGTATTTGAAATCCTTCATCTAATTCCCAAGTAGCATTTTCACCAATTGTTACTGTAATTCCACTAAAATATCCTGGTGTATCACGATATAAATCTCCAATAGTCAAACTAATAAAAGGTGCTACTGGTCTTGCCTCAGTATCTCCTTCAAATTGTGACTTAAAACTTGGATAACCCAATCCCATTAAATAACTCATTTTTTCTTGTATGATTGGTATTTCTTGTTTTGTAAATGCTGCCACTTTAAAGTTAAATCCAATACTTCTATCTGTACCAGTATAAACGTGAACACTATCTGGTCTACCAATATATTTTTCAGAACTATAACTTGGTGTAACGGTGTCGGTTATATCTGCAAGAAATGCTGGAAAAATTAACCACTTACCATTTACTATATCTCTAATTCTAAATTTTATAAAATCTTTTGGTAGTTTCTCTTGTGATGAAAGAGCCATATTAACCCTTCCATGATATGGAACTTGTAAAGTATTGTATACTGAAACATCATATGGTTTTCCTTTACTTTTTGTCTCACCAACAGATTTAGGTTGAAAAACCTTTATAGGAGCATTACTACCTTCAAATCCAAAGTCACTTGCCTTTTTAGGATTATTCAATCCCTTAAATAAATTTCCAATAGATTCACCCAATCCACTTGCCTCAGGAGTAACATTTGCATTTTTCATTACCTCTGACTCTTTATCATATTTGGGTGGATCAACTAAATCTATGAATGTTCCTTTAGTATGTCTTGGAGCGTGAACATAAGGTGGTACAGATGCTAATACTCCTAATGGATTATAAATTCGTGTATCTTTGTTTGCATTAAATCTTTGTAATACTGCTTGTTTTATATTGAAAAGAATTCCTTTTGGTGTGATTGTCCATTTTGCCCATCTTTTTAAATCTTCTGTAGTTTTAATAACTTGTAATCCAATATTACCAAACCCATCATTAAATCTATGCATATTTAAATAAAAATCACTTGGTTGTTTTACATCATTACTTCCTCTATCCATATTTGCTAATTTTGAAAAATTTGAAGATATATTAGTTGTGGTGACCTCATTGACACGAGTAGGTGGTGTGGGCAAATTCCTTACATTACTCGGTTCTTTACGAGATTTCTCAACTTTTTTATAGTTGAAGCTTGATAAATCTGTTTTTAGTTTATTTATCATGATGAGAGTGAGGTTTTTAATGGTTTGGTGTTATTAGCGGTTTGATTAGATGAGTTAGCTAAGTTTACCATATTTTGATTAAGCTGATCCATCCCATCATTCAATTTCTTATTATCTTGTCTTGATTTTAAAAAATCTTCACCTTTTTGAGCAACTGTATTACTATTAATTGCCTCTATTAACTTCCCTTGTGATTGTATAACAGGATCACTTTTCATTTCAATTGCTTCACCACGTATCAATGCACTTAACTCATCTTCACCAACACCAAGTGCCTCTGCCAATCCTCGGCGTTGTAATACATTTAATTTCTGAAACTCTGCAACTCCACCAAGTTGTTTAGTAATATCTTGAACTGCACCTAATGTATCACCTTCTAATGCTAATCCTCTTGCCCTATCAAAGTTTAATTGTCTACCAATTAATAATGATGCATTCATTGTGTTTGCAATAGAGGTTTCAAAATCTAATAATGAATCTGCTATATTAGCAACAGTTGATAAATTCAATCCTAATTTTCTTGCCTGTATAGTGGCTTTAACAAATTGATCTACTGAACCACCCATATACTCATATAAAAATTTTGCATTGTTTTGCATATCAGCTAAGGCGGCTTCAGCACCAACACCAGCTTCTGAAAACTGTCTAGCAAAATCACTTACTCTATCAATGTTCTCACCAATTGAACCACCAAGTTCTCTTTGTACTATTTGTGCTAATCCTGCTGCAGTATCACTTGTTACACCAAACTTTAGATTTAAAAATCCAAGTTTATTCATATTCTCAGTAGTGACTGCACCGAGAGTTTTAAATGTATCGAATAAACTTCCACCTAATTTCTGTATATCTACATCTGCTGCTCTTAACAATGGATTGACTTTTGCCATTTCAAATGCAAGTTTACCAGCGTTTTTAAAACTCACACCAAATTCTTCACTTACACCTCTTACGTGTTTTCCTGCCTTAACAATTAATGCCACAATAGAGACTAATAAAGTTGCAATAAAAGATATAGGATTTGCCATCAGTGCAATCATAAATTTCTTCGCTCCAGCAACCATACCCTTTAAGGCAGTTTTACTCATATTTAATCCACCGAGAATTGTATCCCAATTTTCTGCAGACACTTCTTGTATTGCCTGTTGCTCCACCATAGACTCATTCATAAGTTTAAGATTATCTAATCTATTCTTAGCCACGGTGTAATCTTTACCTTTCAGTTTAGCAATATCATCTTCATAGTTTGCAATTTGTTCTAATGTTTCCTCTTGGTCGTATGATGATATTTGACTTTCTTTATGTAGACTAGCTATTGCAGCTGTATCTTTTATCATACTCTCTACTGTAATTTTTGCCTTTTTACCTTGAACAGTCTCAAGAGCCTTTAAAGCCGTTGTATTTTTTTGTTGAGTATAAATTTCACGAGTTTGTTTGGTTGCATTCTGTCTTGCTTTTGCTTGTATTTTACCCAACGTGGTTTCTCTTAAACGATCGTTTACCGTTTTTGTAAGTATGTCTTTATCTTTTTTTAGTTGTTCAAACTGTTCCTTCATAGATTTTGTTTGAGCAGCAGTGAGTTTTTGATTGGTTTCGAAAGTTTTAGTAATCTCGTCCATTTGCTTCTTTAATTGAGCTGTCTCTTTGATTTGTTGTTTTATTGTTGGTTTTGCCATCCAAGATTATCCTAAATGTGAATATATGAAAAGAAATAAAACGATTTATTGAAAACTAAAGACCTAATAGTTTCTCAAGTTCATCATGTAAATCGTCTGAACGTTTTTTTATGTCTCTGAATTTAGCCTGTACTTTAGGATCTCTCATTGCTTTTGCAGTAGCTTTTCTTCTAGCCTTTTTAATACCCTTTTCCAAAGCACCAAAAACCTTATCAATCAATCCCTCTTGTATCTTTTGTTTTTCAGTCATAATAAAAATCCTTTTCTTGTATAGAGTTATACAATTATAAATATAAAGAAACTCTATTTTCTTCGTATGCCGCGACGTGCATCCGTAATAGCCTTTTCTTCTTGTTTTTTAGCATCTACTAATTTTTTTATATAATAATTTCTTAAATGAACAGGCATAAAATACACCTCAGAAAAAGTAAAACCATTTCCGTAATTAATTAAACTAAAAATATCTTCGTGAATTCGTTTTTTATATTTAGATGTCAGGCCAAAAAAACGTAACCCCTATAGGTATACTTACCTTATGGGGCTCTCCAATCTGACTTGTATAATCGAATCTTAAATCAACATCTGGTGTTATTTTTCTTAAATGTTTTCTAAACTCTCGTGTATCAAGAGTAAGAAATTCTTTATCTACAAAACGATTTATTGTTGCAGTAGAGGTATCACCATCTACAGAAATAATTTGATGTTTCATGCGTGAAGTAAATAAGGCAGTGTCATCTGGATTAACTTTTTGTAAAGCCTGTTGTGTTTGACTTATAGTTTCTTCATCTTTATGTGTGAGTAATTTAAATTCTAAAACTCTCTTTGAATTAGGTAAAGTAAAAGAAAACTTATTCTCATTACCCTCTAATAAAGAATAATCTACTTCTGCATTTTTAATAGTTGTTAAATCTACAACTACTGTCTCTTGTAAAGATGTATCTGGATCGGTTACTGATATTTCATAATCTTTACCATAACCGAGAACTCTTGCCCCAATCATGATAGCATTTTTATCACCAACTAATAAATCATCAAGTTTAATTTTAGGATTTGCAATTATAGATTCTAACAATTTAGTTATTGCAAGTCCTTTTTCTAACAAATTAGTAGAAGTTAAAATATCTTCTTCTTTTGCAGTCATGTATTTTATATCGATTTGACCACTTGAAAGTGGACTATCTTTTGGATACAGTAATCCTTTAGAAGGCAAATCTAATACCTCTGTAGGAAAATCGTATTGATTTTCAGCCATATTTAGCTCCTTTGAATATCATTTGAATTTAAAACCTTTTTAATATTATAACCTTTGGAATAGTTTACTTGCTTGGTGAGAATTTCTCTTTGATTGGTTTAAGTAACATATCAAATAAGATATCGTCATACTTTGTAGGCGTCATTTTTACGATTTTTTCTAAAGCGTAAATAACGACCAGTACGTATTCCCAATTTGCTGCTATCCATTCACTCATAATATTTCTCCTATAGTTTTAGAACGACAATACTGCGTAATCGTAACGAAGTGTTAGATTAATATCAGCAACATCAGTTCCATTTGCAAAATCTAAGTCATTAAAATTAGCGGTCTGAATAAATGCACCATGCAATACCCATTCCTCTACTTTATCACCGACAGGACCCAATAGATTAAATCTAATTTCTTTCTTATAAAAATCAGAATATCCATCTCTACCTGTTACGGATTCATGGTGTTGTCTTACCCATTCCATAACTGCTTGTGCACCACTTGGTACAATTGGATCATAAAGTGTGATTTCCAATGGCTCCCATACACCCTTACCTTTTACGAACCTTTTAACATTAATATGATTAAGTTCAACTTCTTCAAAAGTTATTTGGGGACGATTAGCCGTCTTTACAAAATATGAAGGTATATCTTCTATATACATAATGAACCTATTTTTTGTTTTAGGTTCAAACGGTGTAAAAAAGATTTCGTCTTGATTTAAAATCTCGGCCATTTTCATTCTCCTGTTATGCCGTTCAAATACTATTACATATATAAATATCACTTTATCAAAAAAAAGTGATACTCTATTATATTGTTTTTTGAAGTTTTATTGAAGTTTTTTTTAAAAAGAAAAACCCCAACCGAAATTGGGGCTTTTCATTATATGTTAGCGTATGTTATAAGTTAAATTACTCAGGGAACGATGCGCCTGTAGGTTGAACTATGAAGTCCAATACAATAAACTCTGCAGTTCTTGTAGGTTGAATAAAGATTTGTCCTCTTAATTCATTCCTATCAACAACATCAGGAGTATTATTGGAATCATCCATAACAACTCTAAATGCGGATAAACCACTATTAGCCTGTACGGAATTCAAAAATGGATTCACAATACCTAAGAAACGATTTCTCGTTGCTGATGTATTTTGTTCAAACACCAAGTATCTTGAAGAACTTGCAATAAACTTACGAAGTCTAATTAATAATCTTCGTACATTGATTCTATCAAGTGCTGATGGTTTACCTTGTAGAGTTTTTTGTCCAAACACCACTACACCTTGTTGTGGGAATGAAGCTATTGGATTAACACGACCTTCATAAAGTGTGTCTCTTTCTTTATGTGTTAGTCTTGTTTTTGCTTCCAATACACTTGTCAATCCACCACGATTCAAACCTGCTGGTGCGAACCATTCGTGTGCTACACTATCGGTGTTAGCAATAACACCAGGTATCACTACTGATGGTGGAACCCAGACTGGTTTTCTCTTCTCTGAATCTTCAATTTTAACCCAGGGATAATAAGTGGCTACGTAATTTGAATCTAATGATTTAATATCACTAACTGCATTTGTTACTGAGCGTCCCCAACGAGAACCATCCATTACATAAAATGCATCTGCTCTATCTTCTACTTTAGAAATAGCGTGATTAGTTACTTGTGAGTGATATTCATGAATAACACCAGGTGTTACCAACATATTAATATCAAACTCATCTGGATTACTAATTGCGTTAATAGCTCGTTTATAAACTACTGAACCACTAGCATTAGAATCAGTAATGTCAAACCCTTGTGTATTTGATGTAGAAATATTATTACCAGTTGCTTTCAATGTAGTTGGATTATCTCCATCAAAACCGCCTTGGAAAGGAACAACAAATTTTCTCTGTTCTTTAGCGGATAACGTCATTGTAATTGCCTGAGATCCATTTGAATAAGTATCTGCACCTATTTCACTTGCATCTGCGTGACCATTCATATTTTCTAAACTAAATACTACATTATTACCAGTACCCGCTGAATCAGGTAATGGTGCTAAATAGTTTTTATTATCATCACTTTCAAAATCCCAACCATAGTATACATTTGAATCAAATCTACCAACTGAAGTATCTAAATGATCTGTAAACTGACTTGTTACAAAACTACCACTTGGAATATCTGTAGTTCTTAATACTGGATTAGTTACAGCTGCAAATCCATGAGGTAATGCATCTCCACTAATACCTTCAAGTTCTGTACTATAATCACTAATATAGATATGTGCTGATTTATTTGGCCAATCACCATTGTAAGTAAGTTTACCATTTGAATCAATCGTTATATATCTATCACCAACTTGACGTGCTACGTAATTTACTGAATCGGGATCAAAGTTAAGGTTTGGAAACTCTTCTACTAATTGTCCATCATCATTTTCACCTGGATTATTTTTCAATACTCTAAGTGTAAAATCACCATAATCACTACCAGCAACATCTTCTTTTGCTCTTAAATCTGCAATACCAACTTTATATTGTGTACTAATATCAGTACCATGTGAACGTGTATTAACTTTAAACAAATTCTTTCTTGCTCCACCAATCAATTGAGAAACAATATAAGGTGTAGTTGCAACACTATAATCTGCTGTTAAATCTTCTCCACTACCACTTGCTAAAGAAGCAGAAGCGTTGGTTGAAGTATATCCTGAACTACCATTTGTTTTAACCTGCGTATATTCAAAGTTTTTATAAACATACAAATCTTTAGATGTAGTTTGTGGATCAGTTCCAAAAAGTTTTGTGACATAATTATCTGAACCAGTATCAAAAGATGCTGTATATGCTGTACCTGCAACAGTAAATCTAAATTCAGACCAATTAGCTACAGTACCAACCGATGCACTTGTTGGGCCACTTATATTTAAAGTTGGGTTATTTCTTGATGGTTTTAAAATTGCTACTGATTGTGTAGCAGAATTTATTCCTGCTCCGCCTGCTCCAGCACCATGTCCATTAAGTCTTAGATAAAGTGAATCTGTTTGATATCCACCTATTCCTAAAACTCTTACTATTGTTACTGATGGTGCACCATTATCAAGGTATTCTTTTACCGTGTATGGTACATAATATTTTGTATTTACCTTTCCAAATGTATTTTCAAATTCCGAAAAACTTGTGATAGAGGTTGGAACGAATGCAGGGCCCTTTTCAGTCGGGCCGATAATTGCCGCACCAATTTCACCAATTCCTTCAGGTAAAAATGAAACATCCCTTTCTCTCGTAAATACACCTGGACTTACTATTCTTTCCGCCATGTGTTATTCTCCTGTTAAATTTTTTAATAGATTACTTGTATATATAACTTCTATTACTTCTTATAAGTATCAATGTAAATTCCCAAAATACATATACTTAGAAAGATTTTTTTATTTATTTGGTGTAAATTCACCAGTTTCCAAATCTAATCCACCTTGACCATATTTTTCTTCCAAATTTTTCATCAAGGTCTTTTCATCTTCTCTTAATCGAGTAAAATTTACCTCAAGTTCTAAAATTTGATTATTTATAGTATCAATTTGTTGATTAAATTGAATTTTTTGTAAATGAAGTGCACCAATCATTCTTTGTAAATTTAGATAATTGGATTGTACTTCCTTTATTGAATCAAGTTCAATAGTTTGAAGTTTGATTGTTTTCTTCGGCATAATTATAACTCCTTTTAATATTATTAATAAATATAATACTAATTCTTCAAAATTACTATTTTAATTCCTCGACTTCTGTTAAAACTTTTAATGAATCTACCTCTGTTTTCAATTCCTTAATTGATTCTATCAAAATAGGTACAAGTTTATTATAATCAACTGCTTTAAACTTACCACGTAGTCCATCAACATCTTTTACAAGTTCAGGTATTACTTCTTCAACTTCTTGTGCTAACACACCAACATCATGTCCCATATCTTTTCGTTTCCAATCATACTCAACACCTCGAAGTTGCATCACCGTATCTAAACCATATTTTGTATCTGTAATGTTTTCTTTCAAGTTCATATCGGATGCCACGGTAGATGAGAATGCAACAACGTCAGCGTCAGCGTGGAATGTACCACCATTAGCGAATCTAAATTCTTCAGTTCCTGCTAATGAAACTCCAATGTCTGCTGCACTTTCCAAAAAGAATCCTGTATCTACATCATCACCAAATGAATATGCTGGAAGTGCATCCGAGCCAGATGCAAGAATTCTATTAGATGTTTGTAATACTCCAGTCGAACCACTTATAAATGCTCCACCTACTGCTCCGATATATAAATCTCCACTACCACTTATATTACCTGATGACCTAATTCTACCTTGAACCTCAACTGTTTCAGCTGAATTATTCGTATGAATAGATAATACTGAAGTTCCACCAGCTCCTGCGTCAAACGTAAGAGCTGAAGTAGTATTGTCTTTCAAATCTATATCAGTTGCTGCGTTAGTTAGAGTAATATCTCCACCAGTTAATGTTAAATCTGTAAATTGAGGTGAATCTCCTGTTCCAACTCCAATTGAAGTTCTAAGTGTTGCTCCACTCTCAGCTACTGGATCTCCACTTCCGTCACCGACTATCATTTCTCCATCACCAAGTGCTGCCATAGCGGTGATTGCGTTTGTACCACTACCTAATAACACTCCACCATCTGTAAATTCACTTGCTCCTGTACCACCATCTACAACCGACAAGTCTGAAATACCATTAATTGTTCCACCATCAATATTAACTGAAGTGAATGTACCTGATGATGCACTTACACTTGAACCAGATATTAATGTAGTTCCTGATGTGTTTCTGAATAATACTGAAGAGTCACTTGCAGAACCACTAACGTAAGGTGAATCTGCTCCATCTCCTGCTCCGATATATAAGTCTCCACTACCACTCAAGACGGAGTTAAATATTAATTGTTCAGTTGCTGTTATAGTTCCACTTGATTTGATACCCTCTGCACCATTTGTAGTTACAACTTCTAAAATACCTGCCTTACCACTTGCGTCAAACGACAATGCTGATCCTTGATTGTCCATCAAATCTACATCAGTTGCTTGAGTTGTTAAATCTATATCACCATCAATATCTAATCCACCTGCAAAAGTTCCAACTGTTGCTGAAGTAAATTCACCAACGGATGAACTTATAGTTGAACCAGAGATAAAAGTAGTACCTGATGAATTTCTGAATAAAACTGAACCATCAGATGCTGAAGAACTTATATGAGGTGAATCTGCACCTGCTCCTGCTCCAAATATTATATCTCCACTACCAGAAAGTTTACCTTGAATCTCGACTGATTCTCCTGTATTATTTGTGTGTACTGATAATACCGAAGTTCCACCAGCTCCTGCATCAAATGTTAATGCTGATGTGGTGTTATCTTTTAAATCTATATCAGTAGCGGCGTTTGTTAGTGTGATATCTCCACCTGTCAATGTTAAATCTGTAAATTGTGGTGAATCTCCTGTACCGACTCCTATACTTGTTCTTAATGTTGCTCCACTTTCTGCAACTGGATCAGTTGAACCATCTCCAACAA